TTGCTTTCCTTTTTGACCGCGTATAATTCGAATGTAATTTCTTGCGTCTTCCGTGTCTTTGTAAACTTCTGGATATTCTGCAAATAGTTTCTTTGCTAAAGTTAACGACGGAGTGTCTTTGAACTTAACACAAATTTCTTCAGCTATCAGTCGAGGTGTTGTTTTCGGTGCTGCCATTCTTTGTTTTTTTAGTAAACTTTTCAATCACAGTACCACCAAACAAACCTGCTGTTAACAATGCGAGCGTATCGTACATCGCAATTGGACAGTCGTATTCAGAAAACGTGGCGATGTAACTTAAAAGAATTAAATTTGTTACAACAAATATAGCAATAACTCGCTTGCTCGATACCTTCGAACAATTACTTAACAAAGAGTTGAACCAGTCTTTCATATCATTTTTAAAATTAGTTGAACAATTAAGCCGCCAACGACACCCGCTGCGGTTGCGATACCACTAAAACGAGCAACTTGCAAACGTTGGTTTTGAATATACTTGTCGTGCTTTTGAACCTTACTCACAAGACCTTCAATTTTCATTTCGTCGTCACCAATAAGAACGTGATATATTCTATCAATCTTCTTATTCATATCCTGAAGTTCTTCGTGTATCAATTGAATCTCGGTTTCGGTGTTCATGTCATTTGAAGTATAATTGTATTTCTGCTTCACGACGATTAACAAGACCTCTTAACACTTTACCGCCGCCCTTGTTCCACAGTCTAAATGAATCGGCTATCGTTGCGTCAAGTGGGTTAACATTTAATTTCTTGAATACCGAAGAACGTTTGAACCCGCCCGTTCCGATGTTGTACGCAAGTGAAACACACGCGCTAAATTGGTTTTCCGTTAGTGGTTGTTTGATAAATGGAGTGATTGAAACGGCGAACTGGTCAATTATAAACTTCGCTAATTCGTCCGCGCGTTGCTGCGTTATTACGTCGCCTTCTTTCACCTTTTCACCGTTCTCGTAGAACGTGTTTCCGAAGCCAATTGTCCACACGTTAGCGGGACATTTGTACGCCTTCAATCGACAACCTTCAAAACGCTTTATAAGCGCATAACCTTCAGAATTAACTTTCATTGACCAATCTTTTTATTTGTTTCTCTTTTCGAATTAAGTACTTACGAAATTTTTCTTCGTATACTTTTTGTTTTACCATGTCTTTCTTTCGTCCCCTTGTAGCCATGTTTTATTTTATTCGTTATCTAAACCAACCCAAGCCCGGTCTTCTATATTCGTATGGACTGCGGTCGCGTCCAGAACTAATCTCAAAAGCGTTCGACGGATACACGTTTGTTTGTGACCAAATTTGGTTTGTCGTGTTTGTCATGTATTCAGGAAAGTCGCTAGAGTTATGACACAAATAATCAACCATTCTTTGCGTGTAAAACATTGCTTGTTGTCTTGCTTGATCGCGGTAGTTCTGCAAGTCGGTTTGTGAGATAGGTGTTGTGTCTTCGCTTGTGCGAATTACTAAACTTCCGTTATCCGTTTTAACGTACAAATGCGGCAAGACTTCGTACATCGTCCACCACATTATCATTCGACGCAAGTAATTGTCAAGAAGGGTTGCGTATGCGCCTGTAATGTCATCGTTCACAACGTCTTCTTTGATGCGGTTGTAAAGGTCAGTACCTAAATACAGTTGCGCGTACTTGTCTTGCGACAAATAAATTGCAGGATACAAAAGCAACGGGTCAACGCTTCCGTTAATCCATGTATATTTCTTGATATAGTTTTCGTCAATGAGTAGAACTTCGGGTTGTAGTGCCATTGTAGTTTTTATTTATATTTTAGTGATGCTCTATTCGGCATATCGTTAGGACGAACCGCTTCTTCGCCTTTTGGAAATAGTTCGTTTGCGACACCGCCTGTTACAACTCTGTCGTTGTTCAATCCGTCGTTAGGAAGGAAGCGTCCTTTCTCTCTTTTGCGTACAAACACTTTTCTAAACCACGCGTGACGGCAATAAACACCGCCTTTGTAAATCCATATTGAATAAGTGTTTGAACCACTCGGAGCAAATTGTCCGTTGACGTCAGGGTTTTTACCCATTTTAATAATGTCTTCGTAACGGAATAACGCTCCTTCTTTTGATAGCGCAACCATGTCTTGACAGAAATCGCGTGTAACAATTTCGCCGTCTTTGTATGTGAAATTTCTTGAATAATAATAGCGAACTTTGTATAATCCAGTATCGAGTTCTTTGCTCGCTTCGTCGGGGTTGTCGTAACCGCGAACACTCATAAACTCGGTGCGGTAACTTTCTTCGCCTTCTGGATTAGTTACTTCTTCGTCCGAAAGCAACTGCCATTCTTCTTCGTCGATGTATTCCGCTTTCTCTTTAAGATAAGCCAACCACAACGCGCTATCTTCTGCGCTTATTTTATTCTCCGCAGCCGCAACCTTCTTCTTCGCTACAACTTTTTTTTTTTGAGCGGACAATTTAGCCACCGCGTCACCGCCTGTTTGAAACATCGACTTCGCAACGTCCACGTCAAGACCTAAGAATTGAACTAAAAAAACAATCGCTTGTTCTTGTGTTAACGTTCCTAATCCAACCGCTGCGACAATCTCTAAAGCGGAAGCAATTTGCGCTCCGTTGTACGTTACGTCGCTTACCTTTTCAGTTATTTCTGTTGGTGTTCCTGTTACGTCTGTTGAAGGTGTGTCTATTACGTCAATAGGCGCGTTAGAATCGATTACAACCGCTTCGTCGAACACACTATTCATTTGAATCTCAACGTTGCCTAAAATCGGCGTGAATACGTCTTCGATTATTCTTTGATATGGCTTAATAACTTGCGTGTTAAAAATCTCCATACCCACAATCATTTCGTCTTTGTTCGAACCGAAGCCGTTTGCATCTCTGATTCCGTGAATCAATGGTGAAACAACGCGGTGTCCAACCATGATTTGCTTCGCTGTTTCTTCTGATAAGAACTGATATTGTTTGTCAGCGTCTGACAAAGGAAACGATTCAATCGAAGGGGCGCGTGTAGGATCTTCGTTGAAGGTCATCAAAAACTTTCCTGCGTTACTTGCGCCACTCAATCTTTCTTCCCATTCGCGACGAATAGCTTCACGTTCTTCTTTCTGCGGAATGCCGTTTAAGAAGTTTATAATGAATGAAGGAAATAAACCGTTCAAGATATTATTGACGTGGTATAGTCCCATTTGATAAGACAATTCAACGTAATTCAACGCACCGAAGTAGTCTGGTTTTGCGTAGTACGAAGAACCCGCCATCATGCCGTGTGCGTAGATTACTTGACGCGGTTGTTCTTCCGCTTGTGAAGGGTTGAACGCGGGAATAAATTCGGGCTTACCTTTTTTGCTTCTTGAATTAGCCCAATCTTTAGAATACCAAATGCCAGTAATTTCGTCTTCGTCTTTGTCGTATGCAAGTCTGCAATTCTCAAAAGGCAAATGATTAATTTTTACAACGCGTGTAAAGTCCATTGACCATATCACTTCAGCAACAAATGCACCTTGAAGTTTTAAGTCAAACGCGATACCTTGAAGTGCGTTGTCTAGAATCGTTCCCGTTCCTTGTCCTTCAATCATGTAAGCAATTGAGTTCGTCAATGCGTTGTGAATAGGACTGTTGTAATAAAGCGTGATTAGGTGTTGCGGAAATAAGTTGTTGAAACCGTAGTCAATCCAACCAGCACGATTGTCTTTTTCAACCGCTTCAACTGGCTGATACATTGATAGGTTTATTGCTTGTATATTATTTTCCATTTTATGCACCTGTATAAATTACGTCAACCGGTATGGTTGGCGAAGAAACGTCAAAGTAAATTGTTCCGTCTTGTAAAATCATTGAACCGCGTTCAACGAGTCCAACAACGGAAGCGTCTGTCGGATCTAAATTGTCGTCGCTATTTTGACCGTACACGTCGTACTTGTATTTGCCCGCGTCGACTAACCCAACTGTTGTTAAACGTATTTTAGTAACACGTTCGTTTTCATTTATAACCTCAACGACTTGTGCGAGTTGTTCGCCTGTCATTTCGTAGGTCAAGATTAAAAGATAGTAAGTGAATGCAACATTGAAGAAAGCGCGCCCTTCGTCTAACGAAAGCCACGCGTCTTGATTCGCAGTATTTGTATTCAAATAAACCATTCTAACTTTTATTTGTTCGTTGAAATTACATCACAGAGGGACGCTTTGCCCCTCTGTGTGTAAAAGTTTTTTAATTAACCGATTAAGGTACTAAAAGGTCAAAAGGTGAATCCTGTAAACTATAAGCGCGAATCGGTGTTTCATGAGTGAACGCTAAAGTAAAACCGTTCATGTCACCCAAAACCGCTCCAGTAGCTGCTGTTGCAGTTGAAAGGTCAGCACCGAACTCATAACCAACAGCCCACCAGTTGTCGTTGGAATCGTTAACAAAAACAATAACGCGAGCTTGAGCTACGTTTTGCAATTCAGCACGCTTTGCGCTTGTTAATTTGTTTAACATTACGTTAACCGTCTGCGTGTAGAAAATAGTTCCTGCGTCGCGGTTGAAGTTAATTGTTTCTTCGAATGATCCTGTTTGCGTTGGTAATTCGTAAGTGTACAAATCGCCACTTGTTGGGCCAACAATTGTATCAACTTGACCATTTTCAAAGCCAAAAGAATCAACTAAAAGTTTATCTACTAAAACAATTTTTTTGATACCGCCTACGCCGTCTTTGCAATCGAGTGTAAATCCAATACTTAATTCACATGCCATATTATTAATGTTTTTATTAGCACAAAAGAGGGGTGGATTTTATGCCACCACCTCTGTTATGCAAGGGTTAGAATGGTTGAGATTAGGCAGTATATTGGTAAAATGCAATTTCGTTACCGAAACCGTATTGCACACCTGCGAAGAAAGAAGCTGCGAAACGAACGTTGTCAGAAAGGTCTTTGTCGTACATATCCAAAACTGCAACATTGTTCCATTGGTCAAGTAAGTTAGTACCGAACCATAGGTTGCTCTTTTGGTAAAACGCCATTGTGTCGTCAGACATACCGGGACATTCGATAACGTCATACTGTCCCTGCCAGTTCATTACAACCGACTCACCTTGATAAAGGTAGTATCCACCGCCAAGACCAAGAATTGCGCTTCTGTATGCTTCAGCAACATTTGAAGAAACTGCGATAACTGGCTTCTCAGTTGCACGACGTACGCGTGTTGGAAGTGTCAAAACAAGTTTACCCATTTCCTCGATTACGTTAGTAGAAGTGATTGCCTCTGGAGAAGCAACGTCAAGAACAGTACCGTCAGCCAAGAACAATGTTTCGAAACCTGCGTACTCACCAGCAGTTGCGTTAACACCCTGCCAAATCAAACGCTCGTTGTTTGCAGCCATACCCGCTAAAACGTTCGCTATAATAGCGTCAGTCAATGAAGCGTGTAGTTCGTTGTTCTGCTCTGAGCGCGCCTCCCAATCGATCAAAAACGTATTTTTGCACAATTGTCTGTGAATTTGGAATTTTTCCAAAGTCAAGATACGCTCTGTAAGTGTTACAGTTCCTGTTGGTGTGAAGTCACAAGTTGCGTTAGCAAAAGTGATGTCGTCAACAAGACGACGAACTACTTGTTTGTACTCGATGTTCTCTTTGAAAGTAACAGCAGCAAGTGATTCGTTGCTTAAGAATGCAGCGCGGATATATCCTGCTGCTTCGCGACCTGCGTAGGTCGTAGTTAATGAAGTGGTAGTAGCCATTTTTTATTGTGTTTTTTTATTTTTTTAAGTGAAATAAGAAGCGTTCTTCTGCCGACATTTTAGCGTATGGCTTTGAAGGTGCGCTTACTTTTGATTGTTTAACTTCTTTGATTGAAGTAGCCGCAGGTTGTGCGCTCAACTTCTCAACGTTTGCAGAAAGTTCGGTGTTTGCCTTCTTGATGTCGGCAAGTTCGCTTTCTAATTTAGCAACCAAAGACAAAAGACCTTCAACCTCTTTGTTGAATGTTTCTTCTTTAGCTTGTTCTTCGGTTTCTACTTCAACCTCAACTTCTGGTTCTTCAACCATTGGTTTCAATTCAACAAGTAGTCCGTCAGCAACAACAACAATAACGCCTTCGGCTGTTGTGTATTCTCCGTCCGCAACAACAACCTCGTTGCCGTCTGCGTCTTTAGCGAATACACGAACACCAGCAGCCCATGTGTCGCTATCAGAGTAGATGCTTGTTCCGTCCTCTAAGATCGCTTCAACCATTTGTTTTACTTCAACCACTTCTTCAGCGGAGAGCGAAACATTGTGCTTTGCGAAAAGAGCGTTTACTTTTTCTCGTAAGTTCATATAAGTGTTTATTAAATGTTTAGTAGCTAAATAGAAAAATGCGTAAATTTGTTTCGTAATTCGATTTTTCATTGATTACTTTTTGATTTTAGGTTTGAACGGGGGAGTAGTTACCCCCGTTTTTTTTATCCTAAATTTTCAAGAATGTCATTCAGTACCTTCACCTCTTGTTCGTTCAACCCGTACGTCTTAAAACCCATTGCAGCGCCTTCTTTTGTAATCTTAGTCAGCGCTAAAAGAAACAGGTTTGCGTCGTCGTTGAATAGTTCGACTTTTAGAAACCCCCCTGCTTCGATGTTCATTTACTCGCCTTTGAGTAGTTCGTTTATCTCGGCAAGTATGGCGGCGAACTCGTCGTGTGCGTTCATGTACATTTCTTTTTCAACTTCAAAGTTTCCTTCGATTGAGAAACCTAACACTTCTTTGTTTTGTATCTGTTGTTTTACTTCTTCGTTGTCAACTTTCATGCAACCGAACCACGTTCCTTCCGGTAGGTCGAACCCAAAGTTTTTAGATTTGTCGTTTTCGCCTTCAATGATCCACGTTTCAACCAACGAAACACCGTCGACAACTTTCGCGTGTTCAACCGTTGCGTTGTTGGTCATGTTTTGCTTCAAGTAATTGTAAGCGATTGAGCGAATCGTGTCCTTTGAATACTTAACGTAGTATTCCTCTTCGGTCTTGTCGTTGCGTCGGTAAATGAGTTGGTCTGGAATCAATAACGCTCCGTATAAAAGACCTCTAAAATCTTCTTTGAACTTTACCGTGTGTTGGTCGCTTAACGCAACGAAGTCCACACCTATTGCGGGTTGTTCAACAACGGAAATGGCGAACACGCCCAACAATCCTTCGTCGTCGATGCCGTATTCAATAACTTTAATTTTTTTGTTCATTGTATTTATTTTTTAACCGCCAAGACGCGATTGGTTTTGAATTAATTGTTGTGCTTCTAAGTTGCTCGACACTTGCGTTCCAACGACGTACGCTTGAAGCGGTGGTTGTTGGTTGGGTTGGTTCTGCAAGAAGGCAAAGTTCGCAGGTGAAGGAGCTTCCGTTCCACCGCCTGAACTTGGCATACTTCCACCACCGCCACCGCCACCGCTTGTCCCACCGCTACCTTTAAACTGTTGTTTGCTTATAATAGCCACACGCGCAAGACCTTGAGCAATTGCAATACCCGCTGCAACCGCAGCGCGAACGGGTGCGTCTGGTGTGCTGATAGCCATTTGCGAACGATACGCTCCTTGTGCTGCTAAGTATGTGTCTATTGTAGCCGTTGCAATACTTACACCCTTTTGTATATTAAACGCTTTCTTTTGTTGTGCTTCACTTTCCCCTGCGA